GTTTCCCAGTCACGATCGCGGGGGAGGGCAAGGAGCAGGGGAGTACAGAATCAACTGGGACGAGAATCGTATAGAGATATCGTTGCTTTCTGATACAACACAGGTTGTCCTTGAGTACATCTCTGATGCTGCTAAGTCAGATAACCCCTGTATCCCTGTGTACGCAGAGGAGGCGTTACGTGCGTACATGTACTACAAGACAATCATGCGTAAAGCCAGTGTGCCAATGGCAGAGAAACAGCGCGCACGTGCAGAGTACTATAATGAAAGACGTTTGGCTAACGCAAGACTCAAGTCATTCAACAAGTTTGACGCAATGAGCACAAGCCGCAGAAACTTCAAACTAAGCCCTAAAGCATAATAGATGGGTTCGATTAACAAATTACTTCCACGCTCTCTAAACACAGATGATGATGAGCGTCTAATCCAGGCAACTGAGATGACGGATGCACAGAACATCCGTGTGTCTATTGATGCGGAGGAGGATGCTCTCGTACTTAAGAACTCCTGGGGTAATGTACAGCGTTCTGCTACGATAGAGAACGGCTCTTTTCCTGCTGGTCAGAATGTTTGTATAGGCGCAGTTGGAGATGACACACGAGCACAAGTGTATTACTTTGTTTGGAACAGCGGGAGTAATCACACTATATTTAGATACGACCAGAACGCAAAAAAGACATACATCGTATATCAAGATGAGGTGCTAAACTTCGGTAAGGAAGGATTTGTGTATGCTTCAATAGTTAGGCTTTCAAATAACAACACGTTGCTTTATTTCAACGATGGCGTAAACGAGCCGAAGAAGATTAACGCTACGTTGTCAGAGCAGAGCATGTCTGGAGCGGGTATATACGCAGGCACATTCCGTAATGGGACAAACCAACAGCGCCTAAACTACATCACTGTAGCCAAGCAGCCCCCCTTGTCTGCACCCACGATTACCTTTTCTAACAACGCTGCATACGCACAGAACGACATATTTGAAAAGAACTTTCAGTTTGCATACCAGTACGAGTACATAGATGGAGAGCACAGCGCATTGAGCCCATACTCTGAACTATCTGTATCAAAGTCCCAACTAAAGGACGGATTCATTAACGCTGGTGCAAGAAACTATTACAATCAGATTAATATCGCTGTGTCTAACTCTGAGTTGGATGTAGAAAACATTAATGTATACGGGCGTATAGGAGACAGAGACGCTGCGTTCTTTTTGATTGACACCATACCAAACGTAAACGGATCTGGAACTCAGACTATAGGGTTTAGAAACGACTCCAACTACATAGGTCTATCGGCAACGGTGCAAGATAAGTTCTACGACAACGTACCGCAAAAAGCAGATAGCCAAGCAATATCTCAAGGAAGATTATTCTACGGCGCATACACAGAGGGGTATGACAACCTAACAGAAATGGATGTGCAAGCGCTACCAAACTATTACGATAAGCCAAACACATACGAAATACCTGTGTCGTTTATAGGATATTCTAAAGGAGACCCCTTTAGTGAAACAAACGTATTCTTAGGTGGTGGTTGTTTTAATATTGATTGTTCTTCTATACCTAATCCAGTTCCAGAGGACTCAAAGGTTCTATTGTCTTTTTCGTGGAACGACGGAGCCGTAACCATACGCAACATACTCGGTAACAACAAACACTTTGTGTTTACTGATAAGTTACCAGGTGTTAAGATATATTCAGATCCAGATGGAAACAACAGGCTGAATGGCATTGGTGGTGGTTACAATTTCTCTGACGAACTTGAAGTGCTTGGTGGTATACGCTCTATTATAGATGGTGTAAACAATACCAATGGAATCAACGTAGATGGAACCTTGAACATGCCTCCTAACGTAAGGTTTGTTACACAGAAAAGAACATCAGACACCAGAGAGGAGACTATACCAATACGCAAAATTAACCAGGGCATTAAGTGTGTGAGTAGCGGTATACAGGTTAGGGAAATCATAGATATTCCAAAAGGCTCTACCAGAAAGCAGGTGCAGGATATTATCAGAAACAAAATTATTGGCCTATACCCAGTTCAACTGACGCCACAAGAAGGTGAAGCCGGCTTTAGCGGAATGAGTACTGCTGGGGATACTCCTTCAAATGGAGAGACAGGCGCTTTTGCTGGCCAGGGCGACATGTGGGTACAGAGAGTTAGTAGCGATGAGACCCCTCAGTTTGTGTCAACACCTGGTATTGATTATTACGAGGTGACTTATAACAGAGTTACAATGCGATTGGATAAAATGACCTTCGGCACAAAAGAAACAGAGGTCTTAACTGCCAACGCTACATCCTCTCAGTTTGATATTATAGAGAGAAACATAGACGGCCTATCATCTGATATAGTAGGTGTAAACCTGGTTCCAACAGCAGCGGGTGATTATGTAACTATGAACAAGCAAACCGGTAAAGATGCATTAGTTATAAGAACCGGCGCTTATGTAACACAGGGCGGTTCGTTTATGGTTGTTTCAGATGACATGGATGGAACCCGATGCTTTAAGTCTGGTTCAAGCCATGAACTTGGGTTATTATACTTTGACGACAAAGGCAGACCATCTGGTGTTCAGCCTCTGGAGAACGAGGTCTTTGTTCAGCATACAAACGACCGATCTAATCAGAACAACCTGGACGGAAGCGCAGATATTGTATTACGTATTTCACACAAAGCACCAGATTGGGCGGAGAGATACAGCGTTGTCTATGCAGGACAAGGCTCTGTCATAAACAAGGTGCAATACTCTATAGGTGGAGCGTACCTTGCCTTGAATGATAACGAGGCTGGTTCTTTTGGTTCTTCCCAAAACATATACCTCTCTTTAGGAACTCTTCAGAGCAGGGCGAATTCCTTTGATAATCAGTTAGGAGCGATGGTAAACTATGGGTTTGCCGAAGGGGATAGAATTAGAATTGTTAGATACGGAGAGGACCAAAAGGAAACCGCTACATGGAGAGTTTCTAAAATGGTTACCCTTCTTGCTGACCCGGCGACCAACCCTTTGTTGGATCGTAGTTCTAAGGCCGCTATTCAGAATACCACAGGAGACTTCTTAGTTATAGAGGATAACGAAACCCCTTACTGGAACACAAGCAGTATACTCAATAGTCAATCCAGATGGAATGAGAAATGTGTTATTGAAATCTACAGAGAGTCTGATGCATTTGAAGAAACATTCTACTATGAAATAGGTGAGAATTTTTCTGTAGACGCTAATGGCACCCACCAAACACAGCGATCAGGAACCTCTGTTAGTATTAAGATTGAATCGCAAACCACACTTGCAATTGTAGCCGAGGTTAACAAGAAGATATACAAGGGAGACCGTATAGAAACAACTGGCGGCGACTACATCGAAGTAGGTAACGTAATACCTAATGATGACGCTACCTATCCTTTTAAATTTTATGGAGTTGCGCAGGCTGGTACAGTCTGGACACCTACGAATGTATATAGCATGACTGTAACTAATCCTCAGTCTGTTATTCAACTAAACCAAGGTGATTCTTACTTTAGATTACGAACGCTGTTCTACGGGAGCGCTCCACGTAAGGGTGACGTGTGGAGAAACATGGCTGTAGCCTTCTCTCAGAACGCTATAGTAGATTTTATCGAGGACCCACGAGTTAGTGATTTCTACAAATCAGATTACCAGTCTCTAGGTAAGAGTTTTGCATACCTTCCGGATATTACACGTATCAAGAGGTACGGCTCTATTACATACTCTGACCCGTTTTCTTTTGAGAACACCAAACTGGGACTGTCTTCGTTCAACCTTACGCAGCAAAACTTTGCAGATGCATCGTACGACTATGGTGCAATCAAGTCTCTGGTTCCTTACGATCAGTTCCTATATATGGTTCACGAACGCAGAGCAGGTATTGTTCCTGTAAACAGAAACATCTTGACCGCGAACGATGGTGAGTCTTTGACTGCTACTAACGCAGTGTTAGGGCCGGTTAAATACTATACAGGAGAGTACGGGTGTAATGATAACCCAGAGTCAGTTGCGTGGTATAGAGGATATGTGTTCTTTGTAGATGCAAAAGCAGGCAAGGTAGTTAAAATCAACTACCAGTCTGGACTGGATGTAATCAGTGAGCAGAACGTAGATGCATTCTTCAAGAGCAAGATGTTCTCTACATCAACCACAGCGAAGAACAGAATGTATCGAGCAGGCGTTGACCGAGAGAACTACGAATACATCATCAGTTCTCCTGCGCTGTATACAAGCCAAATAGATATCAATGACAGTTGTAGCGGAAACACTGCGACAGGATACGCCAGAACCAATGAGGATGGCACCATCATAAACGTCAATGCTGTATACGACAACACGCTGACTTTTAACTTTAACAGCGACCCAAGAAACTGGGAGTGTGCTGAAGATGACTGGGATGATTCGGGTAAGGGATTACTTCTGATTGACCAGTTAACCAACAATGCAATTGTAGGTATGTCCGAAGACATGGACCCTACGATTACCGGTACACTTCAGAACGTACCTATACTGCTAACATCTTCTGCATACAACGCATTCCACACAGGTGTGTATAGCCAGATCAACCAAGAGATTACAGCAGATGCAGATGCTCAGTCTACATTTACAATTACCAACACCAGTGAAACCCTTGGAGGGTTTAGTATTGCGTACGACGTGCGTTCTAACTACTGGAGCACACGCTATTCTTACATAGCAGAGACAGTGGTTGGGTTATCAGACAGGCTATACACCTTCTCTCGTGGCCATATTTATGAACATAGTCCAGACGCTACCCGTAACACATTCTACGGAGCATCGGGCGATAGTATTATTGAGTGTATATCCAACTTCAACCCGTCTATGGTGAAGGTATATGAGGCCATGAGCCTTGAAGGTAACAACAAAAACTGGACAGTAACACTAACCAATAGTGACCAAACAAGCACAATCGCAAACTCAATATGGCAAGAGAAGGAGAACTTTTATTATGCCCCAATTCACCAAGACTCAAGCAACAACATCGACTATACTGCAACTGCCAATGTTAGTTCCCTTAGCGGAACGTCTGAGGTATTCGGAGTCGGAACAGTTGCATCCATAGCGACGGATAAGATTACATTTAAGAACGCTATCAACAGCATAGGCTTCCCTGTAGGTAACACAACAGCGTTGTTTAAGGTAAGTGGTACCAATTTGGTACCGTTAAATCTTTATGCTGTATCGGTTAGCGGAGAGAAAGAACTTGAGTGTCATGCTACAGTGAGTGGATTGGTGGCTGATGATGAGGTAGTCTTGATTGCCAACTCATCAATAGAGGGGGACTCTATTAGAGACTACTACTTGAAGGCAAAACTTGTAAACTCCACAACCTCAGCACACGAGTTGTATGCTGTAAACTTTATATATGCTAAGAGCAACCTGCACAACCAGCAGGGACAATAGGATAAATAGTATTTTTGTAATATGAAACACGGTAAAAAATTTTTTGTAGGCGGCTTGTTGAACTTAGGAGCAGGTCTCGGCACCGCTGCGTATGGCGCATATCAAGAGCGCCAGGCAAAAAAGAAAATGGCCCAGGCAGATAGTCTCGCTCAAGGTCCAATCAGATCACAAGCAGCAAGACAAAGAATTGCTCAACAAGAAAGTGATGCGCAATCTGCAATTGATTCTACTCTACGTGCCCAAGCAACAGCGGCCGAGCAAATCGCACAACAAGGTGGCTCACGGGGATTAGTTTCAGCAACACCAGGACTCATCAGAGCAACAGACTTAGCGTCACAAAATGCAATAAACCAATTCGGTCAAAGAAATGCAGCCATTAGACGGGCTGAAGAGTCTGACGCTATGGCAACACAGCGTGCTGATGCAACCGCTAACATGGACAGGCTCGCACGTGCTGCAGATGCTGCCAGAAAAACCACAATGACTGGTATTGGTCAATCATTAGCGGGTGTTGCAGAGATTGCTGGTGATTACAAAAAGAAACCTAAAGAAGACCCGACGCCAGAGAGCACAAGCGTTTTAACAAAACCTTTAGATAGTCAGTTGGTTGACGCAAATCTTGAACGTGACCCAAGCGATCAATCTATTGTTGCATTAAAATCACCAGCAGACGCTGCAGCCGACCAGGCGCTACGTCCAAGAGACCAAATGATTTTCTTTGAAGACGAATTAAACAAAGCATCATCACCTACTTTACCTGTTGACAACAGTATGGCTGGTCTTACACTCGGAGAAGCAGATGCAGCAACAGAAGGAATGGACCTTGACCTAAGCAGACCAGAAGAAGAAAGGTCTGTGCTTTCAACAGGATTCGCACGAGGCGGTGAGGTTGAGGAGCCAGTAGATAAAACACCAGGAGAGTTCGACCATGACGACAACCCTATTGACATCATGCAAGAGGGTGCTAAGATTGGCGAGATGACAGGTGGTGAGTACATTTTTAACCCAGAGCAAGCGGCGGAGATGCGCAAACTTTCTGAAGAAGGTGACAGCGAACTACATCAATTCATTCGTAACTTACTTAGCAAAGAACAATTTCAATAATGGCTGATACATCTACATTTATGCCAGTAGGCGAATTGCCAGTGATTGACTATGGTGCGGTATACAGAAACGCCAAGGCTCGCCGGGAATTAGAAGAAGAAAAGAAGTTAGCATACCTCAACCAGTTCCAACAGGAGCGCGGTGCTTTTACTCCTGGTCTGCAGGACCAACTGCAAATGGAGTGGGATGCCATCGAGCAAGACTTGGATCAGGGAGACATGTCTTTTGAAGCCAAGGCCCGTAGACAAAAACTGTACAGCACATACAAGCAACACGCAGCAGATGCTTTGACATACGCTGAGTCAATCAATGGTTTGGAGGCATCCATTCTTGCTGACCCAACTCAGTATAATGACCCTGCTGCTATCATGCAGCAATTAGAACAAGCCAGGTCTATTCCTGTAGACATGAATATGATTGGCAATGCGACGAGTCAACTTCCTCGACTTGGAGAGTTCAGACGATTTGCGCTCCCAGAGATTGCACCAAACGCAGCAGCGGGTATGATTCTACAGAACCTTAAGTCATCGGGTGGTTTTCAAAACTTCTACGACATGGCTGGTAAGGGTGCGCTAGACCCAGAAGCGGTAGCAAACTCTGTATCTGCATGGTTCGGCACAAACTCCTTGTCACAAGAAGAAGAAGACCAGGCTATTGCATACGTGTTACACCAACTCGGTGGTTTGTCTGGCAACATGGAGGACTTGTCTAAGATTAAGAACCTTGACGAAGCACAGCGTGAAGAGTACATCGGGATGTATGCTCAGTATGTGACCAACTCTCTGAACAACATGCTTGCAACAGACATTGAAACAGAGAAGGAAAAAGAACAGCGTGAGTACGCTGCGTACAGGAGAAAGTTAAACGCCCAAGCACGAATACAAAGAGCCGCTGCTGAAGAGAAGTCTGCGGCAAACGCATTTGCTCTATCTCAAGGTGATGTTTCGTATGCTCCTGCTATTACAGAAAAAGGAAAACGAGGCAACTTTATAAAAACGGGAGAGCCAGAATTGGTTAATGCTGGATTTGTATTGCACTCAAAGATTGAGGGCTCGCAGCCGTTCTTCAGAGATGAACGAGGCAACCAGCGTTACATAACATCTGTCGGTGTTAACGATAAAGGTGAGCCGTACGCCGTGGTAAGAAGCAAGCAATCTGTTATAGAGAGCGGCGGTTCTTCAACGCATTTAGCGCATGAAGTTGTTCCGATGAATGAGATACCTTTAGGCGGATTGAGTAATGCATCCCAGGCTAACAAGATACGCAACACCTTCCAGCAGATGCTTCCGTATTACCAGCAGACTATGATGGAAATGAATCCAGAAAAACCAGCACCTGGTCCTGCTGGCCTTGCTCAATCACAGGCTTGGCTTATGAATGCCGAACCAGAAAGAGATGCTATAGATGCGAACATATCACAAATACTTCGTGCAGAGTCTCCAGCACCGAAATCGTCTGAAGATTTGAGCATGTCTCGAGCCGAATATTCCTCTATGGGTGATGAAGAAAAAATTGATTACTTCGTAGACTACGCTATTAGCAACGGAGCGCTACAAGGGGGGTACGCTCAGTATGAAAAACTAAGCCCAGAACAAAAGGCCGAAGTTGCTATACAGGGTATGAATGCAATATTCCAAAACGATGATTTACCAGACAATATTATGGAGGGTGATTACACCAGCCTATGGTTTCTAACGGAAGATGAAATCAAAAAACAGATGAAGGCGAAGTCCCTTAAGGACCAAAAAGATATGACGGATAACAGTAGAGCCTTCCTCATGCAATAGATATAAATTCAATACATGGAACCACAAGAGCAAGAATTCTTAGCAGCCCTCGAGGATGCTTACAACAGAGGTATAACCTTCGAGCAGATGGAGGGGAACATCAGTGATGACGCAATGGCCATCGCGCAAGATTTCTTTTCAAAAAAAAAAGATGGTACCGCAGGTTCGCAGATCGCCACTCCTGGGGTATTAGCATCAGAGTCTTTGGGAAGACCTATGGAGTCTCCTTCTACTCAACTCGAATCTGAGTCACAGGCGATCGCAAGCGGTATATTCCCTGCAATTGAGTCCGCAAAAGAAAGAGGGGTGACCCTTGATCAAATGAAGGACAACGTAACTCCAGAGGTATATACCTTAGCGCAGGAATATTACAAATCAGTTGATGGTGCGGGCAGCAAGTTTCTTCCTGCAATGCAGGACCACAACCTTATCATTGATGAAAACCCAAGTGAATTAGGTAGACTGTGGAATAGAGCGGCTGCTGGCGGTATGCTTGCTGACGCTATAACCCAGGGTGAGATGACTGGTGATTTCAACTGGGAATCCATAGCCTATTACAACCATATCATACAGCGAGATGCTCCAAAAGACAGTGATTACTTGTCGGATCAAACCGGCAGCGCTGTAGATGATTTTGTTCTTGACGTTGTACGAACTATTCCAGAGTCTATTATATCAATGGGACTCGCCTGGAAGTCCGGGGGCGAGGGCGCGGCCGCAGGAGCAGGAATAGGTGCAGGAGTTGGTTCTTTTGTCCCAGTAGCAGGTACAGCGGTAGGAGCAAAAACAGGTGCGACAATCGGGTTCTTTGCAGGAACATCTCTTGCCCTTGAGTACGGCCACTCATTTGTGGATGTGCTTAGAGAGCAAGGTGTAGACGTTACAGATGTTGATGAGTTAAAGACCGCAGTTCAAGACCCGGAGTTACTTTCAGCAGCAAGAGAAAAGGGGCTCAAGCGTGGTATCCCTATCGCTATATTTGATGCTATATCTGGGGGTGTTGCCGGTAAGGTAGGAAGCAAGGCTATCCAAAGCGTGGGTAAAACAGCCACAAACAGAGCATTGAAAGTAGGTGCAGCAGAAACATTGGTTCAAGCAGCGCTCGGGGGTACTGGTGAATTGGCTGGGCAGGTGATATCGGGTGAAGAGATTCGACCACGTGACATTGCGCTCGAGGCATTTGCAGAATTAGGACCCGCAGCACCTGTGATGGCATATAGACTTACTGGTCGTATCGGTAAAACACCAGGAGAGTTGGAGTACATGGACTGGGCAGAGCAACAGGATCAGGGCAAACTCGTACAGGCAAATGAAATTTCTTTTACACTTAACAATGGTGAGATTTCCAGTCTTGACAACGAGATGTCGAAACTAAAAGAATCACAAAAGCAAGACCCCACCACAAAGAAGGCTGTTGAAGCCAAGTTACGTAGGTTAAAGGACGAGAAGTACAGGCTACTTAAGGAGTATTCCGAAAAAGTTATGGGCCTCGATGCGGTAGCGCAAGCCCAGGCTAATGAGTTGACCTCGGAGTTGATGACAGCAGCAGAGGTTCTTAAAAAAGGGGACATAAACGCAGAAGAAAAGGCAGCCATCGAGGAAGAGATGGGGAACAATGCAAGGGAACTTGATAATATAATCAACAAAAGAGAACCAAGTGATACGAAAACTGGCACCGAAGAAGTACCGAGTGGAGAGCAAGTCGGGCAAGAACTTGGGGACGTACCCGAGTCGCAAATTAGCAGAGCGCAGGCTCAGATTAGTGGAATACTTCAAGAACGCGCGCAAAACTTAGAGCGCACATCAAGACACGCTACTTCAGAGCAGGCGGCTGAAAGATTTAAAACAGCAAAAGGAAAGTTCTTCAACCTGTTTGACAGGAATGATGCGGCTGCGCTTCAGCAGATGCTCGAGAACAGAGAATGGGCAGACGGTCAGCGCATATCACCAACAGAGCAGCGTACTCTCAACAAGTTAATTCTTGCAAGTGAAGCGTTCGCTAAACTGGAGCCAGACTCAAAGCACTTTAATATCGGGTTTGGAAGACAAGGCTATTACAAGGCTGGTCAAAACGCAGGATATACCAAGAAGAACCTCAAGAACAGTGCTGGTATATATAGCGGGCTTAAAACACAGGCTAAACGAGATAAGATAGGCGGAAACAGAGTCGCTGTAGAAATACCATTAAGAAAAGAGTCTCTCACGGGACGAGGAACAGCAGACAGATATACCCCACAAGGCACAGCATATCACGAGATTTACCATTCTATATTCGCCAAGTTCTTTAACGATAACCCTATTGACTTTAACCAGTTTAGAAAGTTAGTCACACGTCGTTTAAGTGGATCGAGCGTAAAGGAACTCAACAACTTTACACAACGCTACTTAGAACGGGATGACATGGACAGCGCAGGCGCTTACAAATCTGAAGAGTTCATGGTGGAACTCGGAGGACTAATGGCTGACGAACGTATTGTATTCGAGCCATCGTTCTTGGAGGAAGTAAAGGCTTTCTTGAACGCCATCGTTTCAAAGTTGACGGGTAAGAAGGTTCAGATTTTTGAAGACGCTGCTCTTGCAAAAGATATATCTGAATACATGAAGGGTATGGCTAAGGCCGTGCGTGCTGGCGCTGACATCAGCCAGGTGCCCATGTCTGAGCGCTTACAAACAGAGCGCTTCCAAAGAAAGAGACCAGAGGCAAGGGAAAGAAAAGAATACGATGAGTACGGGAAAGAAAAATCAACCGGAGATGTAGAGCAGGTACCCAGTGAAAACGCAGCAGGTATTCCAGATCCAGAGAACTACGAGAAAACATACGACCCTTTAGAGAAGGTGACCGGGTTTATCAAACCTAAGTTCGACAGCCTTGTAAAGAAGTTAGAGAAAATTCTTGGGGTTAAGCGATTGCGTAGCATTAGAAGAGACGTACTGCAAGCACTTGAAGTTTCTGAGTCTATAAATGTGCAGCACATCAATAGATTTTACTTGGCTTTACGTCAAGTGAATAAGATTACCAAGAACATGGAGCCCCAGCAGAGAGAGCGGATTGCTAACCTTGCTAACGACTATTTGTTCGGGGAAAACGCAGACACCAGAGATAATGCTATAAAGGAGATACTTAGCCAGAACCCAGAGTTGGCAAAGCAGTTAGGTAGATTGAGTGCTATTCGTGCGTCTATGCAGGAGTCTATTCAAAACAGTGCTGTGTTCTCCAATCTAAGTACCGAGTTGCAGGATGTTATCAAGGATAATACAGCGATGTACGGCACAAGAACTTACCGAGCATTCACTGACCCTAACTTTAAGTTTGACCCACAGTTACGTAGAGCCGCAGAGAAAGCAATGGTAGAAGGTAGCATAATGGATATCGCCTTTGACATCGACGAAAACATGACGGACGAAATAGCCACGGACATGATGGACATGGGTCTTAATCCAGAAGAGTTCGATGATGTAGTGATGTACGTTGAGGCTACTCAAAAAACAAAGATAAAAAAGCGGGTGAGCGACAGCCTTCGTGGTCTTGAAGAAGGGGCCAAACGGCAGCGCGAAGGATATGGCGAGGGACTATCCGGTACTCGAGACCTGGGTAAATTGAGATTACCTACTAAGAAGTTCAAGGAAAAGTTAGACTTGCCGATAGAACTAATGGAGTACCTCGGCGTAGAGAAAGACCCGTATGCTAAGTTCAGTCACACGATTGCCACGCTAACCAACATGGTTCAGCAATTCACCTTGACCGATAGAGTTAATGAGATTGCACAGCGCAGTAACTTAGGCGACTTGATTCTAACTGGCACCACTATTCGCAACCTTGAAAAGAACTCGCTTAGTTTTTCTCAAATAGTTGAGTTAGGTAGAACCATGGGGGTTATACAAAAGGGAGAGTCTCTGGTAGATTTCTACAAGAGATTAGGATATAACGAATTGCTGGACGAACAGGGCAATCGTAAAGGCGACACCCCCGCTGAGAAAGATGCTGTCCACTCAGCGGTATACGACTTCTATAAAAAGAACTACACAAAAATAGAGGAGAAAAAATCCCCTATGAATGGCAAGGCTGTGAAGAATGACTTTGTTAGTATGCTAAAGCAGACTCCTCTGTATCAGTCCGACAACAAGGCACTCCAAGCATACTATAAATTGCTACTTCAGATGCGTCGTGTTCGTGTACTTTACAACACACCTACCTGGCGCAAGAACATCATGGGTGGTTGGTACTTCCTTGCTGCTAATTTTGTGTTGCCGTTCAATAAACACAGAGGAGGCATCACTGTTATGAAGGACTTGAAGAATCGCTTCAAGAAAATGAAAGACGGTGTGGTTGACTCTGATTTAGAAGTTGTGTTGAACCGAATGGGTGAACTTGGTTTGCTTGGTTCTTCTCCTAACATGGGTATGTTCTCAGATATTAACCAGTCATTTATTGACCAAATAGAAGGCGCATCCCCAGACGTAGCATGGAGTTGGTTGCCGCAAAGAATAAAAGACGCACAGCGTAGAGGTAAGACAAAGTCTGCACGTATAGCGTACCAGTACGGATTCATTGATGACTACACCAAGATGATTGCCTATCTCACAAAGCGTGAGAACTTCGCTAAGAGACTTGAATCAAACCCAGAGGGTAAGTCCTACAAAGAACTAAATTCAGAGCAGCAACAGCAAGTAGATGAGATGACAGCGGAGCGTATCAAGCAGAACATGCCAACCATGTCTCGTATACATCCTTCACTGCGGAACCTATTTAAGTTACCTGTGGGTGACTTCTTGTCGTTTCGTGTAGAAGCATTCCGTAGTTACTTCAGTATATACAAAAACGCTGTATCGGATTTGTCAATGGCCATGACCAACGAGAACCTAACTTCATCACAGCGTGAAGCGTACATGGTAGATTCCGTTGGTACTTTGTCTATGGGTATGTTGTTAGCGACACTATCCACGATGGGTTACCAGGCTATTGCAAATATGTTACTTGAGGACGATGAGGAAGCGGAACTCGCAGAGCAAGCACGTGGTACAAACTATATACTACCACCTTGGATGCAGGGGTCTAACATCGTAGCGATAGGCATGGACGATAGCGGTAAGATTCGTTTTGCCAACATGAGTTCAGAAGACCCATACGATGAACTACAGGGCCTTATATTTGGACGTGATGGTATATCAAGAAACGACCAACTACTAAGCATACTCTCTGACTTCAAGGACCCTAACCTTGCGGCAAGACTTCTGTTTAATCTTGTAGACGGAAAGGATTCTTACGGTCGTCCTATCTTGGATAACGAAGATGTAAGTTGGGTTAACAGATACATCATTGGTCCAAACCTTACTGATTGGTCTGACGCATATGGTTCGTATGTATTTAAAGAAACATTCATACCCCCTAACTTGAACTATATATCTCGTGAGTACCGCAAGAGAATGGGCGAAGCAGAGGAGAATCCAGACATAGAACTACAGCCGTTAGAGACTTCGTTACAACTATCAAAAGCATTCCTTTTCCGTGACTATCCAGTAGATATTGCTAAGCAGTTCTATTACAACATGAGTGATCAGAACTTCCGTAAGCCATACATTGATATGAGCGACACAGAGAAGGTGAAGAGAAAGGCACGATTGGATGAGGTTGTAAAAGCATACGATTTTGCGGTGAACTATTCTTCTAAGTTTGAGAATTACAGCATAGCAAACAGCGCCGAGAGTACTATCAAAAGAACATTCAAGGATAGTCCAGAGGAGGTTATGTACGTGTTGTACGGTGTCGAACTTCCAGAGTAGGATTGGTATATTTGTAGGATGAAGTGGACAGAAATTTTCAAAGAGAGCAACGACTACAATGAGAAGACCGTTATAGGCTTTCTGTCCTTTGCTATTATGGTCATCGTAATGGTGGTGGATGTAGTCACAGGGTTCTTTGGAAGCCACCTACCTATCAACGACTTTGTCTACAACTCTTTTCTTGTCGTAACGCTCGGCAGTTTTGGAATAGCAGGACTTGAGAAATTTGCAAAGAAGTGAAACAGATACAGCGCATAAAGTTCTTAGCATCCAAAATACGCCACATATATCTGTATAGTGACAGTCAACCCACAGAGATTACTCTTGCGGTATGTTTGATTATTCTTTCTCCTTTGGTAACTGTTATGGAGATAGGATGGATGCCGATATACAATTTAGTGTGTGTTGGATTTGGTATATTTCAATTGTACTGCATTTCTACCGAGGACTTGCATTGTAGAATGAGGGCAGCCGTTTTAAGCATGAGCGCCTACATATCTACGTTCCTAATATACACGGTAGAAGGTACTATCTTTGTATCACCCACACACTGGGGCTGGTTTGTTCTCGCCTTTAGTGCATGGGGTGTGGTTCGTAGATTGAACGCAGAATATTTACACAGAAAAACCAGAGAAAGATAATGGAGTCTTGGATCCAAATAGCGATAACAGTTGTTACTGTATTAGGTAGTGGTGCAGCGTTCCAGTTTTACACCAACCGAATGAAGATGAAATCAGAAGAACGCAAAGGCGCTGAGGCTAACAACGACACTACTCTTTACCGTGATGACTTGAAGGCACGTGTAAGAAACCTTGAGGAACTATTAGCCCACAGCGCCGAAGAGAAAGAGAAGATGCGTGGCTCCATATTGGAACTCACAGCAGAGGTTCATTCACTCCGAGTCAAGGTAGAGTTCCTGGAAAAGGAAAACGAAATTCTAAAATCAAGATAATGAAATGGCTGGCCGGGTTGATTACAATAGTCTTATTGAGTTCTTGCAGCGCTCAATGGCACCTCAAGCGCGCGGTCAAGAAAGACCCAACGCTACTAAATACGGACACGATTGCTATTGTGGATACGGTTGTGACTCCGCCTGTTACTTTGACGGACACGGTGATAACACGCACACAGGACACAGTAGTAGTTCAGAAAGATAAACTCAAAGTCCAGGTAGTACGATCATATGATACTATCATGGTCGACGCTGTATGTGAATCCGACACTATCGTTCAAATCGTAGAAGTACCTGTCCCGTCCGTCGTTATGAAGGACAGCGACAGGTGGTACAACAAGGTGTACAAGTTTTCCTTTTACGTTCTGTTGATTCTTCTACTGCTTCTTTACTACCTAAGAGTGAATAGACCACTCTAATTAGGAGCCGCAAGCCTCGCAATCTTCTACGTTAGAAATGTTACAAGTAGGTTGCTCTTGGGACGCAAGGTCCTCTACGAATTTGTCGAAGTCTTCCATAATGATTGATAAAAAATAGGTTGTAGCCCACGAAATTGTGGGAGCCGTGAAGGTACGAAACGAAACGATTAGGGTTTCAGTTCGTAATAGGGTGAGTACGCGTGCTTTACGTTCCACTCCCTTACTTCTGCCGGTGTGAAATCGGCGAATATGTAATCCTCGGGTGATGTGAACAAGATGAAGAGGACCAGATCTGACTCTTCCTTATCCATGGCTGGCTTGTTTGCTTTGAATGTTTTCTCACAGGTCTTGATGCTTAGTCCATAGTTCTTATCGGTTGCTTCAACTATGATGTCTGGGTCATCGGTTACGCTCTTGGTTTCTTTCAACAGCGTTGAGACCGTGTAGCGTATAACTTGTGGTGTGATTTCAAAGTAGTGGCGCATCAGTAACTCGCCAAGTATGCCTATGTATTCTGTGTAGTATTCCCTCGATACCTCACCAAGTAGTATAGACTTCTTTGTTCCTGTGCGCTGTTTGTGTGTGCCTTCATAGCGCTCTCGGTTAGCCTCAATGCGCATGAGGGTTAGGTCGTTTGCGTAATGCTTTAGGTATGGCGGTATGGTTAGGTTTTTCATGACAGCCCTTCCAATCTCAGTTTGTTTATGGTAGATAAATCGTAGTGCTCTTTACAATACTCATACAGATTGTTTCCAAGTCTCTGTGCTTTGCTTAGTGTCATGCTTTCTACGGCATCTTTCCATTCCTTTGGGCTACTGCATAGGATGCCTGTCTCTCCGTGCTTTATAACCTCCTTATATGGCGTTACGTTGGATGCTATGATAGCAGTACGTGTGAACCCCGCTTCCACTACCTTCAGTTCTGATTTACACTTGTTGAATCTTGAGTTCTTCAAGGGGCTGAGGGAAACGTCGAAGAACTTGTACAACTGTGCATACTGAGTAATATCCACGGGGTTCATCTTATACTTTGCTTTTAATCTATCTGGGTAGTCCATCAAGTTCATGCAGTACAACTCATGGTCCTCGAATGTCACGCCCATCACATCTAAATCTTTCTGGTGCCCGTTAGCACCAAGGTATCCGAACCTTACTTTATAATCTTTTGGGTTGTCCTTTTCCCAATCAGCCCATTGCTTCTCCTTCTGGTGGATGGTGTTCGCAACAACCCTATACACAGCGTCGGGGTTAATCTTCTTCATCCTTTCAGCAAGGTATGCTGATGGTGTCCAGATCTCATCCGCTATCTGTATACTGTCTTTAATAAAGTACTGTTCATTGTTTTTGTAATGATCGTACGCTGGATTGTCTTTTGGCAGTTCCCAATAGTCATCGTTGTCAAGTATAAGTTTGACGTCGTTGTCTACTAAGAATTGTTTAAAGGATTTAGCATCGGACACTCCGAATCTTCTTGAGCCCACCAAGTGCGAGACACCAGACAGGTCAAACTCTTTGAGTTGATTAAGGCTGTCGATGAAATGCACGTTGATTCCCTCCTCTTCCTTTAATCGGAGGAAGGGAGTCATCAACCTGTGGTAGTTAATACCGTTTAGTCCGTCAAGATAAATCAGCGTCATCATAATACTCCAGCAGTGCAGAACGTATTAGGTCAAATTCTGAATCAATGTTTCTCTTGTACTTACGGATGGTGTTGTGAAGCCGTTCAGCGTCCGTTCTCGGAGACCCTGCGTTTGTGTGCAGGCTCTCGTACAACTCAGTCGCTGCCTCATGCATGCGGCTGGTCGCAAGAAAGTAAACCTCACTCAACGATTTGATATCCATGGCATTTTATTTTGGCTATAAACTCGTCCTTCTCTAACGTCGGGTCATACTTTGTCGACTGCGAAGTAAAGAATTTCGGATTGTCGTCTTTAATATAACCATGATTTCGCAAATAATCCGCCAAAAATTTGCAACAACATATAGCGTTATCAACATCAAAGCGACAATTGTAGACAACATGTATAGACATTTGGTCCATAGTAAACTTGTCCAACTTGTCCATTGCTTTTTCAATCTCGCCCCAGTACTTATCCTTATACTTCTTCCTTACCGCATAGTGTCTACCAGAGTAGAACTGGTTGAGCGACGGTGGCTTCGGTAGAGATACACTGATTTCTTCATATTCATTCACACTCTAATATAAGTCCAATGTGCTGTTCTTGTATGCTAAAGGCTTAAAGTTTTTAACACCTGTTCCAAGTTCACTGAAACCTGTGTAAGAAGAATTGATTTCTATTAGGACAGGATCCAGGTATGGTGTTGGCATACCACCCGTCTCTTGATTGCGTTGCTTGCGTACGTGTATCTCTGTACGTATACGTATAGCGTGCTCATCTGACTGCACTTTTCTATGAAATGTCAAGAAGGAATCGCAGCGGTTCACGAACTTACCGCCGCCTTCAGTCATAGCCGCACCAGGTGCAACGGGTAGACCATCGGGCCCGGTGATACGCTGTGCCTCCGTGATGCTGTGTGTGTTCAGCCATATCGCTATGTTATTAGTAACGCTAAACGTCAGCATCTCAGACGCCGCTTCATAGTGGTATTCATGTGAGGACAGTTGTGCCCCCTTAGATATCGTAGTCTTGAGTGAGTTGTATGGGTCAATCAAGAACCCATCGTACTTCTCCTGGCGTATGAGTTTCTCAGCGAACACAAGCAGGTCTGTGTAACTGTACACTTGCTCGTTGCTGATGACTGTGAAGTGCTCATTGACCCACTTGTATGCAGCGATACGTTCCTCGTAGTGCATGTCGGTAATACGTAAGTCAACCAAGAACTCCATCAACCTCATCTTGATAGAGGCAGTCTTGTTCTCGGAGGAGTATATAATCCAACGCCAACCATGTAGCACTGAAGCAGACACCATAAGATACAGCGCCGTCGTTGTCTTACCTACGTTGCTGTGTCCGTTGATAATGGTAAACTCTTTCTTAAATAGGAAGTGCTTGTCGAGTTTGGGAAAGCCTGTGCTTAGTCCCTTCTCTATTTCTCCGTTGGCGAACTTGTTAATCCATTCCAGATCATGGTGGTCCGAGGAGATAAAAGACATGTCGCCATCGTTGATGCGCATCTCTCTACGAATCTTGTTTTCGTCATCAATGACCTCACGTATAGGCATCGAGCGCCCCTGCGTGATACCATCCATGATGGTCTTGCGTGCCAGGTCTATGTCCTCCACGTCTCTTCGCATCAGTTCACGTTCCATTACACGAATAGCCTCTTGCTCCTCCATCCGCCCAGCGCTGATGTATCCACCACATAGGATAGCCGCACGTAATAATATGTTGTGCTTCTGCCCATCGGGTGCCTTGCGTATCATGCGTGCAACGATGTCTATCTTGTCGTAGTCGGTATAGGAGTCTTGCTGTACTACTTCCTGGTGTTCGCTACTCTCTGATAGCATAGCACCAAACACCTTGCACTCATCGTTCTTGATGAGGTCTGGGTCGTAACTCTCGAAGCAGGCCCGAGATACATTAATCCCAGAAGGGTCTACCTCTAACCCATAGTTTCTTTCAAAGTAAGATTGTAATGCACGGAAGTGGTCACGGTGTCGCTCGGGATTACTAATACGGACAAGTGCCTTAAGACCGTCTCCACTTGGAGACACCCAGCATGCTCGTATGTATTCATCAGTACCGAGTAAAGATTTGTAATCGTTGGTGTCGATGTGGTCAAAGTCCAATACAACAATACCACTGTGTCCTTGTATCTGCTCATCCCTTCTACCTGTAAAGACTCCAGAGAACAGCGCTACGGGTAGTGTCTTCTTAACTTGTTTGTCTCCAGATCTTACTTGCTCGACCTTCTCTTTGCTCTTGCCCTCGATGATTCTATCAAGCGCAGATTCTAAAGTGATGTAGTACGGATTGTCAATCGTTGTGATTGACGGGAACATTGTGATTGAGTTAGCCCCAGTGGTCGGCATAGTCTTCTTCTTTATGTATTTCCGAATATCCGACAATCTTTTGAGACTTGATGTTGAACACTCTGAAATTTTCTTTCTTGGCTGTGAGTTTAGTTTGGTCCTCTAAAAAGTCGAGGGCCTTCCGGTCTTTGTTAAGGTGCATCAAATTCTTTGCTCGGCTTACACATTCCATGTCGTGCCACTTATGGATGGACATCTTCTTGCCTCGGATCGTGACTGGGAAAC